GCATGCGCATCGGCTGCCGGGCTGTAGCGGGCCGCTCGATCGGCTCGATCGTCCACGCGAATTGATAGCCCTCGGACGACCCGAGCTTGCCCGTCGGCGTCGGCCCGCTGATATCCGCGGGCACGTGGAACGCATCGGGGCTGTAGTAGCCCGGCCGCACCTGCGCGAGCAGCACCCCGGAGCGCAGCAGCTCGCGCACCTGGTCGACCCGCGCGGGCGGTACGTCGATCTTGACCTGTACGGTCTCGGCGCCGTGCTCGTCGTAGGCGACGACCCGGTACGCGCTGCCCTCGACGTCGAGCGCATCCTGCCGGGCGGCCGAGGTCGGCCCGGACCACTCGACGATCATGACGCGCAGCGACAGACCCGGCTCGTCGACGCTCTTGATCCACAGATCAAGGTCGTCGCCCGCGACCGGGGCCGGCACCGTGACCGATAGGGACGAGGCGGGCCCCTCGGTGCCGTCGGCGTAGATCGGCGTCGCGATGTAGATCACGGGGACGCCGAGCGGCGCCTCGTGGTCGTACGCGGTGCCGATGCCCTCGACGGCCCACGCCGCGTCGCCCGACCGGACCGGTACAGGCGCCGCCGCGCGCGGGTCCTGCCGGGTGATCCGCACCTTCCGAATGTCGGCGGCCCGCGGCGCAGCGGGGGCGGTCGTCGCGTTGTACGACAGCACCACCCCCGCCCACTGCTCGTCGACGAGCGCGGCGAGCCACCCGTCGGGCGAGGTGACCCGTTCCGGTGGCGTCACGGGCGGCGCCGTCGGATCGACGATCATCGGCATCGGGTTACCTCCCCTTCACGCCCGCGCGGCTGCGCTGCCGGGCCGTCGTCAGACCTGCGTCGACTCGGGTGTCGACATAGGCGTCGAGCTGTGTGCCGTCGGCGAGGACGAGCGCGAGCTGCTGCCCGTCGCGCAGCCCGGCCGGGGCCGACTGCTGCCCCGCCGCAACGGGGGTGACGGACGCGGCCGCAGTGCGCGCGGCGGTCGCCTGCGAGAGCGTCGTGCGCAGCCCGGCGACCCGGGCGGCGCCGACCTCGTCGGCGAGCCGACTGGTCGCCGTCGTGAGCGTCTCGATCCCGCCGAGCGACGTACGGCTGTCCCAGACGCGGGCGCCGCCGCCGAACTTCATGAGCTCGGGCCCGCGTTCGCCGACCCACGCGAGTTCGCCGGGGCGCGGCCGGCCGCCCGCGGCGTAGCCGCCGGGCCGGTTGTACGCCCGCGACAGCGAGCCGTACCTCGACAGCGCGTAGCGCATGCTCGCGTAGATGTTGGCCAACGGGTCCCAGATGCCGCGGCCGCGGAGCTTGCCCGCGTACGCCGCGAACGTCGGCGGGATCACCTGCATCAACCCGCGGGACGCGACGCCGTTCTTCGCGTTGATGTCCCAATTGTTGATGGCTCGGGGGTTACCGCCCGATTCCTGATTCATGCGGCGCAGCACGGTCGGCAGCAGACTCGCGGGCTGCCCAACCATCTTGAGCGCCGTGAGCACGACCTTCGACCAGCGCTTGACGCCCTTGCCGCCGATATCGCCGCCGCCGCTCCCGAAGAACGACGTCGCCGCCTTTACGACCTTGTCCTTAAGGCCCGTGAGCATCTTGAGCGGGATCTTCCCCGCCACCTGCGCCCACCGCGATTGACCGATATCCGCGATCTTCTTACGGATAAAGCCGGTCGCCTTTTCCCACAGCTTCCCGGGGTTCGACAGGAAGTCGACGCCGTCCATCACGACGCCGCCGATCTTCCGGGCCTTGTCGCCGACCCAATCGACCGCCGAACTACCCCAGCCCTTGAGCGTGTCGACGACGCCGCCGCCCGCGAAGCGCTGCACCGGCAGCTCGCCGTGTTCGTTGATGTAGTTCAGCGTTCCGAACCCGACCTTGCGGGCGCTGCTGCGCTTCACGACGAACTCGTCGGCCATCATCAGGGCGGGGATCGAGTCCTTGCCCGGGGTGCCGCCGCGCGTGCGGCCGCCGTCGGCGAGCAGCTTCGGCGCCTTCGGCAGCTTGCCGAGCCCGACGAATCCAGCGACTTTGTCCCAAACGGCTTTAATGCCCTTTGTGTAGACAAATTCGATGATGAAGTTCACGGGCTTCGCGGCGATCTTCGAGACCTGCGACCATGCCTTGCTGATCGCGTCACGCGCGGTGCGGAACGCCCCGCCGAACAGCGAAACGCCCCGCTTTCCGGCGTCGAATACCGGTTTCAGCGCCTTTGTCCACAGCCACGACGCGACCGAGCCGATCCCGCGGAAAGCGGGCTGAATGGCGTTGCGGTACAGCCACGAGGCGACCGAGCCGACGGCGCGAATCCCGGCCTTGATCAAGTTGAAATAGACCTTGACCCCGGCCCACCACCACGAGGCGAGAGAAACGATTCCCCGGAAAGCGGGCTGAATCGCGTTCCGGTACAGCCACATCGCGACCGAGCCGATCGCCTGTACCCCGGCCTTGATCAGGTTGAAATACACCTTCACGCCGGCCCACCACCACGAGGCGAGCGCGACGATCCCGCGGAACGCCGGGCCGATCGCGTTGTTCCACAGCCACCCCGTGACGGCGCCGAGCGCCTTGAACGCGAGGACGATCGGCGTCACGACCGCGACGACGACGACCGCGAACAGCACCTTCGCCGCCGTGCCGATGAACGAGAACACGGGCGACAGCACGGTCGACCACAGCCACGAGGCGGCCGAGCCGACCGCCTGTAGCCCGGCCCAAATGCCGTCGAGCGCCGGCTTAAGGAAGCCGGTCCACGCCGCCATGGCGGCGGTCTGGATCGCCTGCCACGCGCCCTGAACGATCGCCCGGAACGTCTCGCTCTTTTGGTACGCGACGACCAGGGCGGCGCCGAGCGCGAGAATCCCGACGATGATCAAACCGACGGGGTTCGCCGACATGACCGCGTTCAAGATGCCCTGCGCGACCGCCCACCCGCGCGTGACCGCGGTCGTCGCGAGGATGATGCCGCGGTACACCGTGAACGCCGCGGTCATGGCCCACGTGCCGATGGTCGAGGCGCCGGCCACGACCGCGATCCCGCCGATAGCGATGCCGAGCGGGGCGAGCCACGCGCCGTAGTCCTTGACCCACTGCACCCCGCCGGCGAACGCCGAGCCGACGCCCTTGACCGCGGGCACCAGGACGTCGACGAGCTCGCCGCCGACCACCCTCGCGGGCGGCAGCACGTACCGGTTGAGGAACCCGCCGAACGCCGACAGCGCGGGCAACGCGTACTTGTCCGCGAACGATGCGAGCCCCTGCAACGCCTGCCGCTTGAACACCTCGATGTTGTTCGAGGCGGTGTTGTGCAGGGTCTTGCCCATCTTGTCGGCGGCGCCGCCGACCGAGCCGAGCGCGGCTGTCGCCTTGCTCGGGTCCATCGAGTACAACGCGTCGCCGAGATCCTCGGCTTGGGTGCCGAACAGCGCGACCGCGGCCTGCCCGCGCTTCACGGGGTCCTCGATCCCGCGCAGCTTGTCGAGGGTGAGGTCGAGCGCGGACGACGCCGAGGCGCCGCCCTTGCCGATCCGCGCGGACATGTCGGACGCCGACAGTCCGAGCATTCTGAACCCGTCGGCGGTCGTCTTGCTGCCGTCGACGGCCCTGATCGAGAACTCTTTCAGGGCGTCCGCGGCGACGTCCGAGTCGCGCGCACCGGCCTTGATCGCCTGCGAGACGAGGCCGAGGGCCTGCGACCCGTCGAGCCCGAGCTTCCGGAACTGCGTCCCGTACTCGTTGACGGTGTCGGCGAGGTCGCCGGCCTTGTCGGCGCCCGACTGGTAGCCGCGGGTCAGCAGATCGAACGCGCCCTTCGCGTCCTTCGCCATGCCCGTACGGATCATCTGCCCCGCAGCGCGCGCCGAGTCGGCGACGTCGACGCCGAACGCGTCGGACAGGTTGAGCGCGGCCTTACTGAGCCCGGCGAGATCCTTCTTCGGGGCGTTGACCGCGACGACCGAGTTCTGCGCGAGTGCCTTAAGCGCCTCGTTGACCTGGTCGACCGACTCGCCGTAGCCCTTGGCGTAGACGCTGCCGGCGACCTTGCCGAGCCGGGCCGACTGCTGCTCGTTGAGACCGAGCTGCGCCGCGAGCTTCGCGTTCGACTTGTCTTGCTCGACCGCCTTCGCGAACCCCGCGGCGAACAGCGCACCGGCACCGGCCGCGACCCCGACGATCCCCGCCTTAAGGGCCTTGCCCATGCCGCCGACGAACCCCTGCCCGGTCTGCTGACCGGCGGGCGGTCCGGCGCGGCGGGACTGCCGGCCGAGCTCGTCGTCGAGCAGCCGGCCGAAACCGCGCATCTCCGGGACGATGGACACGTACCCGACGCCGACCTCGACCGGCACGACGGATCACCCCTTCCCGGGGAGTACCTGCGAGGTGATGCGGTCGTACGCCGCTCGCGCCTTCGCTCTCTTCTCTTCTGCTGCCGCCTCGACCTCGTCGGGCAGCGGGTCGCCCGGCCGCCACCCGGGCTCGGGCATCGGGGCCGCCGGCTTCTTCGGGTCCCTGTGGGCGTTCGCGAACTGCGTCACGAGCAGCGCGAGCAGATCGACCGTGTCGGCGGCCGCGTAGTCGACGTGCGACCAGTGGTGCCCCGCGTGCGCGCGGCCGGTCGCCGAGTCGGGCGGCAGCGCCTCGACCAGGACCCGCAGCAGCCGCAGCGTGATCTCGCCGCGCCAGAAAGCGGCGAGCGGGCCGCCCGGTCCGTGGGCGTGCCCGTAGTACCTGATCAGGTCCGCCTCGACGGCCTCGGGGTGATCGCCGAGGACGTCGAGCACGGTGTAAGCGGCGTCGGCCGGCTCGTCGTCGGCCGCGTCGTCGCCTACCTCTTCGTAGGGCGGTGCTTGTTGAGCGTCTCCTGCATCTCAGAGCGGGCCGCGACGTAGACCAGGACGAGCCCGTTCGCGTCGCCGCCGGACTTCACGAAGTCGTCCCACTGCTCGCCGAGCAGAATGCGGGCCCGGTGCTCGTCGCCGTCCGCGGCGTCGATCTCCTTCGCGAGCGCGTCGGCGGTGAACAGCGGGTGCGGGAACGTGTAGGTCTTGCCGTCGTCGGTCTCGACCTCGACGAGCTCGCCGCCGACCGCTTCGGCGTAACTCGCCTTGACGGCCGACAGCTTGTAACGGGCCTTGCCGGGCTTCGACATGGTGGTGCCTTCCTCGGGTGAGCAGCGGGTGAGCATGAGAGAGGGCGAGGGGCGGTCGGGGCTCACCCAGAACCGCCGCCCCCCGCCCGATCAGGGGGCGGGGGTCAGCCCTCGGCCGGCGGCGTCGCCGGCGCGAACTCGCGCCACCCGGGGCCGTCGACCCAGTTGCGGCAAGAGGTGTTCAGCACGGAGTCGCGGAACGCGTTGAACGTCACGGGGCGCTGCGTCTCGGTGCTGCGGGCCCACTGCTCGTCGTCGCGCGAGGTGAGCCGGGCGCGCGGGAAGAACTTGACGACGTAAATCTCGGCGCCCGTGTCGCTGTAGTCGAGGCCGATGAACAGCAGCCGCCGGTAAGGGTTCTTCGGCGTCGCGGCCCGGTCCCACTGCCACGCCGAGCCGACCGCCGGCAGCGCGCCCGTGCCCGACAGCGGCAGACCCTCGAACAGAGCGACCGTCGCCTGATTCGTTTCCTGCGGCGCGAACTGCGCGCTCAGCACGTCCGACTCGACGTCGGACCGGGTCGGCTCGACCGACTGCGAGCTCGTCACGTCCGCCATGGACAGATCGCCGGTGAACGTCAGACCGTCGTCGGTGGTGTAGCCGACCGGCACGTACTCGGCCGGGATCGCGGCGAGCGTGCCGTCGGCGCCGACCGGCGAGGCGATCGCGGGGGCGGTGTAGTCGGCGGCGTACACCGCCTGCATGAGCTGCTTACGGATGTACTCGTTGTGCAGCCCGGATTCGAGCGACACCGGGGTCGGTGTGGACATGAGTCCTCCATGAAGAAACCCCGGCCGCGACGCGGTCCGGGGGTGTGGTCTGGGGAGGGTGAGCCCCGATTCAGGCGAGGCGTTTGCCCCGCAGCTCGATCTCGACGGCGAGCGCGACCCGGTCCTGCCCCGACGTCGGGTCGGGCAGCGTGTTCGGGCCGCCGACCTCGGCGACGGCGTACGCGGCCGCGCCGCGCCATCCGGGGATCGCGAGCAGCAGCGCGCGCACGAGCTGCGCGAGGTCGTGCGCGTCCGCTTCGCTCGCACCCCAGCAATGCACGTCGAGGCGGGGCCGGTCGGTGACGAGGTCGAGGCGGGGGCCGCCGATCCGCTCGACACGGACGAACCGCGGCGGCCGCGGGTTCGGCACGCGGGTGCCGACGGGCACCGGCATGCCGCGGGCGACGAGCTGCTCGCGCACGTAGTCGCAGACAAGCGCGGCAGCGTCCGGGAACACGATCGTCGCAGCCATCACTCGGCGCCCCGGGCGGCGTCGAGACCGCGCAGCAGCGCCCGCCGTGAGACCTCGGGGTACGGGGTCGAGTAGTCGCCGATCACAGCGCCACGGGCGCGTGCGTCGCCCGTCTCGACGTCCGTGCGGAACTGCCCGCCCCACCCGTCGGCCTTAGCCGCGTCGGACGCGGCCGCTTCGGCGGCGCGGGTCTTCCGCTCGATCAGCGCCCGCGTCTCCGGGGAGCGCAGGAACCCCGCGATGTTCGCCCGGTTGGGCCGGAACGAGGGCCGTGCCATGGTCGGTCACCCCTCCACTGCTCGCAGCCGGATCTCGTAGTGGTGCAGCTCGATCGGGGTGTACGCCGGGCCCGCCGGTCCGATGACCTCGAACCGGAGACTCGACCAGTGCACGCGATCCTCGCCGTGCACCGTGAGCGGGCCGCCCGCGGTGTCGACGGGGTTGCAGATCATGAGCCATTCGCCGATCTGCGCGTTCCGCTGGTCGGTGTCCTCGGCCCCGGTCGACTGCTGCACCCATGCCCGGACAGGCGTCCGGGTCGAGGTCGACCAGTCGTCGACCGTGTTGCCGTACCGGTCCGTCGCCGTGCCGGGGTGCTCGACCTCGACGAGGTGCGGCAGCAGATCGAGCCCGATCACAGCCGCCCCCGCGTCCAGCCGAGCGGCTGCCAGTCGCACGGGTCGGGGCGCCACCCGGGCAGCCCCTCGTCGCGCATGCCGAGCGTGTACGCCGCGTCGGCGTCCGGGTCCGTGCTGTCCTCGGGCTGTAGCGCGGCGATCTCGTCCTCGGTGAGGTAGAGCCCGCCGGCCTCGCCGAGCGTCTCGGAATACTGGCCGATCGTCCGCTGTCTGTACCCGCCCGGGTTCGCCATGACCCGGCGGACGACGGCGACCGCGATCGCCCTCGTCGTCGCCGGGTCCGGCGTGAACCCGGCCGGGATGTGCCGCCGCATGAGCGCCGACGCGTCGTCGAGGTACGCCTCGACCTGCGAGCGCTGCGGCTCGACGAGCGTGACGCCGGCGCGGGCCTCGTAGTCCTCGACCGTCGCGAACGGCGGCGCGGGCGTCGGCGTGCTCATGGCTGCTACTCCTCCGGGTCGATGACGCCGGCCGCCTCACACGCGGCGATCACGTCCTCGCGGGTGGCGTCCGCGGGCACCTCGACGTCGTGCTGCTCGGCGAACTTGCGCCATGCCTCGACGCCCGAGCCGCGGCCCGAGCGGGGCGGTGCCTCGCTCGGGGCCGGCGCCTGGTCGTCGAGCTGCTGCTCGCCGCCGTCGTCCTGGTCGTCGTCGGCCGGCGCCCACGCATGGGCACCGATCCGGCGGGCGGCCTCGGGCGGCACGTCGTCGCCGGGGCCGTAGACAGCCCCGGCGACGTGCACGTACGCGATCAGGCGCCGCCCGCTCATGCGAGTACCTGCGCCTTGAACGTGAGGTTCGGCTCGCGCAGGATCGGCAGACCGACCGCGGCCGCGTGCGTCCACAGACGTACGGGGTCCTTGGTCTTCCACGTGCCGGCCACGATGCCCGGCTGATCACCCGGCGCGAGTGAGTAGTCGTCTTCGAGCGCCTCGGCCGTCGTACCGAGCAGCGTCGCGCCGAGCTCGGTCGGCGACGCCGCACTCGGCGCCCCCGCCTCGGGCAGCAGCACGAGCGCGTTGCCCGGCGTGATCCGGGTCGAGGTGCCGTCGACCCGCACCTGCGCGTCGTACAGCTCGATCGGCGGCAGACCCATGGACTCGATCACGGTCGAGACCTGATCGGCCGAGACGAGCGGCGTCTGTCCCGCGGGCGCGAGCGGGAACGCGAGCCGCTGCACCTGCTCGCACTGCCGCATGTTCTGGAACACCTGCCGCGGCATGAGGATCACGGCCGGCGCCGACCCGTTGGTGTCGATGTAGGTCTGAACCCACGCTTCGAGGTCGTCGATCGGGGTCGCGGTCGCGTGCTCCGACCACAGCACCGCGGCGACGACCGAGTGCTCGGGCGACCGGCCGAAGTCGACGGTCTGCTGCAACTCGGGGATCGGGGCCTGTGCGTTGACGAGGGCCTGCCCGCGCACGAGCTCGAACCGGGCGCCGATGTTCCGGGCGAGACGCTGAGCGTCCCGCGCGATGAACGGCAGCGCGTCGTCGCGGGTGAGCTTCCGCAGACGCAGCCGGTCGTACTCGTTGAGCAGAATCTTCTCGGAGATCGGGGGCAGCTCGCCCATGACCTTTCCGAGCCCCTCGCGGCGGCCGATCTTGCTCTCGGCGTCCCACGAGCGGTACGACGCGGTCTCGGCGAGCCCGCCGCCGCCGCGCACGAACTCGTACGCGATGTCGTCGACGGACACATTCGGCAGCCACCGCGACAGGGTGAACCTGTTCACTTGGAGATCGGCGAGGGCCTCGCGAATGAGACCCGTGAGCTCGGTCGGCTCAATGAACTCGGTGTCGAGAGTCCAACTCATGATGATCTGTCCTCTCAGACGAACCGGATCGAGCCGGCGACGTCGGTCTTACCGTCGGCGTCGACGGGAACGGGCAGCCTCGCCTCGCGCACCTTGCCGTGCGTGAGCAGCGCGGCCGCGGGGTCGAGGGTGTTGTCGGCCGGGGCCTTGACCGCGGCGAACAGGAACCCGACGAGGGTCTCGCGGCCGTCGGTCGCGGCGCCGTCGTACGGGCCGTACTTGCCGCCGGCCGTGATCCGGCCGAGCGGGATACCCGACTTGAAATACCCGTCCGGGTAGTGCGTCGCCGGGGTGAACGTGGAGGTGTCGAGTGCGATCGTCTCGGTCGAGTCCGTGCCGTGCGCGGACCCGAGCCACGACTGATCGTCAGACCCGAACTGCTCGGTTACCTGAGCAAGGATCATGATCCGTTTCCTTCGTGTGGTCAGCTCTTGTCGGCGCCCTTGCCGAGCAGCTCGCGGTACAGCTCGCGGCCGGCAGCCACGCCGCCGCCCGAGCCCTTGCTGCCGCCGCGTCGGGCGCCCTGGTCGAATCCGCGGCCGCGGCGCCGGCGCGTGTCGCGCGAGCCCTCGCGGTCGTCGTCCTCGTCGTTCTTGTCCTTGCCGGACTTCGGGGCGAGCCGGTCGACGAGCTCGGCGATCCCGTCCTCGTCGACCTCGCCCTCGTCGTCGACGTACCGGCGCAGGTTGACGTCGTCGGCGACGTCCTTCGCGTTGTCGAGCCGTCCCTTCGCCGCAGCGAGGAATGCCGAGCGGGCGACCCGCTCGCCGGACTTCACGCGCTCTTGCGCCACGGCGGCCGCGACCGCCTCGTCGACCTTCTTGTCGGCCTCGCTCATGCCCTCGCGCTTGAGCTTCGCGAGCTCCTTCGCGGCGGCCGAATTCGCCTTCGCACGCCCCTCGTGCTTCTTGGCGAGCGCCCGCCACTTCTCCGCCTCGGCCTTGTGGTCGACCGTGCCGTCGCCCCCGTCGGCGTCGTCGTCCTGGTCGCCGTCGTCGTCCGTGTCGGACTCGTCGCCGTCCTGGTCGCCGCCGTCGCCGTCCTCGGCGCCGCCGAGGATCGGCCACACCGGGTACAGCTGGTCGGGGTCCTCGCCGGGCCGCGGCTTACGCCAGCCGAGGGCGAGCTGCCCGGTCCGGGCATGGCGGGGCAGAGTGCGCGTGCGCATGGTGGTGTCTCCCGTGTCGGGTCAGGGTGAGCTAGTGGGGTGCGCCGTGTCGGCGCCCGGGGTCACGACGAGACGTCGTCGGGCCCCGTGAACTCGTGCCGGCGAACAGCGAGCAGCGGCCCGTACTCGCCGTGCTCGCGGGTGATGATCACTTGCCGGTAATCCGGGGTGCGGCCGCCGGCATCGGACTGCCCGACGGCCTTCGCGACGGCGTCGTGCGCCTCGCGCAGCAGCGCCTCGTCGATGATCTGCCCCGGGTCCTTGTTGCCGACGAGCGGCTCGGGCTTGCAGTTGCAGCCCGGGTGAATCGGCATGAGGTTCTCGACCCGGTATCGCTGCGTCGAGGCGATCGTGCACAGCGCGCAGTTCCCCGGGCCGCGCAGCGCGCGCCGGAAGTACCGGACGCCGCCGCGCTGCATGGACTGCCGGGCCGCGTGGGTCCGGGCGAGCTGCATGTCGGTCTCGGTGATCGACAGCAGTCGCGTACGGCCCTCGGCGACGGCCTGCGCGTACGCCTTGCCCTGGCTAAGCGCCGTCCACGTGGTGACGAACGGGCGGGCGTAGACCTCGGCCGGGTCGACGCCGCGCAGCGCCTCGTCGAGGGCGACGCCGGTCGGCGCGGCCGCGCCGCCGAGCATGTCGGCGATCATCGCGGACAGATAGGCGTCGGTGATCTGGCCCATCTGCTGCTGAGCGGCGAGGACGGTCGGCAGTACGTGCTCGATGAACGCGGCCGCGTCGCTGTCCCGGTAGCTGCCGAGGCTGTCGAACGCGTCGAGCACGAACTGCACGACCCTCGACCGCAGCGACGTCGACAGCGCGTCGTACCGGTCCGTGAGGGCGTTCTGTAGAGACTCACCCATCGGTCGCCCCCGCGTCCGGCAGGTTGCCGGCCGTCGGCGCCGTGGGCGCCGGCAGCAGCGACGCGGCGAGCAGCTTGTCGGACGCCGCGGCGGCCGCGATGCGCTGCACCCGCTGCGGCGTCTCGCCGAGGTCTTCCGCGATGACCGCGAGCGGGTAGCCGATGCTCGACAGCTTGGTCGCCGCGTCGGCCTTGACCGCCGGGGACAGATATTGCGGGTCGGCCCACCGCACGGTGGCCTCGGTGTAGTCCTCGGGCATGCCGGCCTGCGCCGCCGCGAGGCTCATCACGTCTTCGAGCCCCTCGCCGAACGCCGCGATGTGCTCGCGGCACTTCGCAACGTGCATGAGGTCGAGGGCCGCGACGGTATCCGCGCTGATGTTGATCAGGTCGCCCGCGTAGTAGTACGCGGGGGTCTGAGACACGATCAGCATGTCGCGGACGTCGGCCGCGTGCTCGTCGAGGAACGGCCGCAGGTCGGTCGCGTCGAGCTGCCCGAACTGCGCTTGCTCACCCTCACTGGCCCAGACCGTATTGGGGCCGGGCGTGAACGGCTGCTCAACGACCGTGATGCCGGTCGCCGGGTCGGTGCGCTTCGCGAACCGGTGCCCCTTGACCCACTTCTGCCGAAACCCGGAGTACCGCGACGCCGCCATGCGGTTCAAGATCCCCATGTTCACGCGGTCCTGAATGTCGAGCACGCCCGCGAACTCGGGCTCGGGGTCCTCGCCCAAGTCGGGCATGCGCGCGAACTCGACCAGGGGCAGCCGGCCGAGGTCGTGCGGCTCGCCCTCGTCGCTCTCGCCGACGTACACCCACGAGTCGGGCCCCCACGGCAGGCGCCCGCTCGTGCGCTCGCGCGTCCGGTACGGAAACGACCGGTCGTCGTAGAACACGCGGGCGTGCCCGTAGCCGTCGACGTCGTCGTGCCACGACTTGAGTCCGACGTACGGCTCGCCCGTCTCCGGGTCGTACTCGACGATGCACTCGCGCGGGTGCTCCGGGGTGATCAGCGGGCTCGGCCGGCCGTTGTCCTCGACCTTGGTCGGGTGCGGGCCGACGAGCATGTACCCGACGCTCTGCGTCATCGCGACCCGCCACACGAGCTTTTGCCGCGAGTCGAGCCGGTTCGCCTGCCACCACCGCGCCGCCGCGGTGTCCGGGTTACCGTCCGGGCCGGTCACGCCGAGGGCGAGCAGCCGGTGCGTGGTCGCGTTCGAGATCATCCCGCAAAAGTTCGTGCGGCTCTTGCGCTGGAAGTCGATGAACGCGGCCTCGGCGTTCCGCGGAAGCTGCGGAAGATCCGGCTTCCCGCGGTAGTACCGCCACCAGTCGTCGAGCTGTCCCTGCCGCTTGCGCAGCTTCCGGCCGAGCCGCAACAGCCACCAATCCGGCGAGTCCGGGGTGTCGTCGAGCACGTCGTCGCCCCCTTCCCGGGCTCGTCAGAAAGTGCCGCCCCACATCTCGGGTTCCTCGGCGTTGACCCCGGCCGCGATCGCGTCGAGGCGGCACTGCCACGCCAAAACCGAGGCGACCGCCGCGTCGATCTTCTTCGCCGAGTCGGGGTGTTCCTTCGTGATCTGAATGCCGCTGCGGGTCTTCCGGCGGCGGGCGTTGAGCAGATGCCGCACGAGGGCCGACGACCCGTCGTGCGTCAACTCGCCCTCGGTCAAGGCGGTGTGGAATTTCTCCAGTGCCCGGACGATCAGCACGGACCGGCCGCCGGTCATCCACCATTCGATGGGGTGCGCGCGGGTCGCCTGTACCTTGAGCCGCCGCCCGTACGCCGCTTCCCAATCCGCGACGTGGCTTTCCCACTTGGCGGGGTCGGCGTACATGCCGACGACGTCGTACCGGTCGAACGCCTCGTGCACCGCGGCGAGCACCTCGACGACCGGCACCTGCCACTCGGCCGGCTTGCCGTCCGGGCCGACCGGCATCCGGTCGGGCTGCTCCCACACACCGATGGGGAACACGTGCCCGTCGGACAGCCGGCAGCCGACGAGCGCGGTCGCGTCGGTGACCTTGCGGTTCCGCTTCCGCGACCCGTCGAACCCGAGCACGATGCGCTCGCCCGGCTGCACTTCCTTGCCGAGGTCGGACGCCGCGCGTACCTCGGGCTCGGACAGCCACGAGTCGGCGGCGTGCGTGATCTGGTTCAAGTAGTCGGCCCGCAGCTCTTGCGGGTCGTTCGAGGTGTCCCAGAAATCCGCGGCGAGCCGCTCGATCGGCGACCACCCGGGCGCGCACGGCGGGTCGTGCAGCACGCACCCGTCGGGGTGATCGCTGCTGTCGCCGTACGCGACCCGCAGCCCGTATACGAGCGACTGCTCGTCGGTCATGTCGGTGTCGGCCGGCGCCTCGCGGTGGTCGTACAGCAGACCCGAGCCACGCGACCGGCCCTCACGAATCGCTTTCCAGTCGGCCGCGGACTGCTCGGCGACCGATTCCTCGCCCGGCGTGAACGCGTTCGGCGTCTCGATCAGGCTGCCGCCGATCTTGCCCGCGTTGAACCGCATGGTCTTCGCGAGCTTGCGGCCGCCGTTCGCCGGCACCCAGTCCTCGGTCTGGTCGAGCGACGCGAAGCACGCTTTCGCGCCCTTCGCCGACACCGCGCTCGCCGTGATCGGCTCGATCTTCCCGCGCCGCAGATAGACGACCGTGTCGAGCGGTTCGAGCCCGTACTCGTCGAGGACCGGGCCCGAGCGCGCCATTTCGAGCAGCGGCATCCAACTGTTCTCGGTCTGCTTCTCCGTCGCCGCAGCGAGCTGCACGAGCGGCGTACGCACCCGGTCCCAACCCATGCCGACCGGCTCGCCGTCCGCGTCCCACCCGTTGGGGACGACCGGGCCGCACGCCTCGGCAAGCGCGATCGCGGACACGAACGGGGACTTCCCCCACCCGCGCGGCCGCGAGATCACACCGCGCCGGATGATCCGGCGGCCCGTGATCGGGTTGAGCTCGTAGTACCGCAGCACGAACTCAGCCATCTCGGCGGTAGGCACGTACGGCTCGTACTCGGCCCGGTCCGGCGCCGCGAGATACGCGGTCATCCAATCGAGTACCTGCCACCCGAGGGTGGGCAGCTCGCCCTCGTACTCAGGACCCCGCCACGGCATGACGGACCCCCGAACTACTCACCCGAGCCCGTGCCGGTCTTCCCGCCGGGCAGCGACCGCAGTTGGCCGTAACGTTCCTTCGCCGACGGCCCGCCGGACGCGCCGCGGCCCTCGTCGGCGCCGTCCGCCTCGGCGAACACCATGCGCAGCCGTGCCCGGTCCGCCGGCGTCGCGCCGAACGCGGCGACGCGCAGCCGCAGCTCGGCGGCCGCGGACAGCTCGCCCGACCACAGCCGCGCGTGAATCAGGGCCGTGTCGAGTAGGTACTGCCAGTCGGACGAGCCGAAGTGATCACTCTGCGGCGAGTCGATCCACATGCGCCACCACTCGCGGGTGCGCTCGGGCCACACGAACTCGCGCAGCTCGCCGTCGCGCTCGATCCGGAACTCGGGCAGCTCGGGCGGCGCCGCGCGCTCCCACCGCAAGACGGTCTGCGGGATCGCATCCTTGTTGCGCCGGGCCCGACGACTCGGGTCCTTCGGCGCAGGTCCCATGCCTGCCATGGCTGTACCTCCCGTGTCGGGTGCGCCGCAGCACACCCGTGTCGGGCGCTACAGCAGCGAGTCGATTACGTGCCGCAGGTCACCGAGCCGACGGGGCGTGTCGCCCCACGTGTCGCCCGTGACCGCGATGTACCGGCCGTCGCCGTACAGCTCGACCGAGCCGCCGCCGTCGACCGTGATGCGCCGCCCGCGCGGCAGCACGCCCGTGCCCCACACGTGCAGCCCCTCGCCGGACACCGACCGCTCGACCCACGTCGGCCCGGCGTCGTCGAGGATGCGCTGCGCCCACGGCAGCGCGGCGCCCTGGTCGTCGAGGGCGTGATCGAGGTCGAGGCACACGACGCCGTCGCCGTCGAGGACGAACCCGAGCCCGGCACCGGCCTTGCTCGCCGCGGCCGCACGGTACGTCGACCACGTCTCGGGGGCCGTGCTGCTCGCCGTGCCGCCGTCGACCGTGACCGGCACCTTCGCCGAGGTGCGGCGCACCCACCGAGGGCGCTGCGCGAGCTCGGCCGGGACCGTGCGACGTGCGCGCGACCGGGCCTTGCGGCACCGCGGCGAGCACGTCGCCGCGTGAGCCCGAGCCATGATCGGCATGGGCCCGCCGCACTGCTCGCACGTCCGGTTCGTCATGAGTCCAGTGTACCGGAGTGTCACACTTTTAGCGCTGTGACCTGCGTATTCATCATTCGTGTAGTGAGGTCGGCAGGCTGAGAGGCGATCTGCGGCCCCTCGTCCGCGCGCCATCAAATCAGCCTGCCGACCCGCTGCTCGCCCGCCAGCGAGCCGCCCACGCCCCGCAGCGTGGCCGTTTTGGTCAGACCCGTACGGAACCCGAGCCGCAGCACCTCCCGGGGCCCCGATGGGGGCGGGGAGGGGAGTCACCCCCCAGGGGTGGCACTGAAATTTCGGGCTCGGGCTGTCGGGTCAGATGAGACCGGGATGCCGTTCGGCCGGCCGCGTCCGCTTGATCGCCCACCGCGCGGCGTTGCCCTCGCGGCTGCTCTTGATCGCGTGATGGTCGCGGCACAGTGCTTGCAGGTTGCTCGGTCGGTGGTCGTTGCCCGGCTTGATGTGGTCGACCTCGGTCGCGTGCTTGCCGCACACCGTGCCGTGCTCGCGCCATCGGCAGCGGTGACCGTCGCGGTCGAGGACGTCGGCCCGGATCACTGGCCAGTCGGGCGGCAGCTCGGTACGTCGGTCGCTGCCTGCCCATCCGCCGCTCATGGTTCGTCGCCCTCGGCGTCGTCGTCGGTGCCGTGCTCGATCACGTCGGCCACGGCTCGGAGGAACGAGGCGAGGTCGGCGCGGTAGTGGGCGCCGTCGGTGGTGAGGTCGCCGAGGTGCACCTCGTTGTCGCCGACGCGCAGGTGCACGGGTAGC